TGTCAAATTCAAATGTATTTGGAATTAATGATGTGGGATTTGTACTATAATTAAATTCTCCCGATTCAATTCTACATAATACTTGTTTTTCATATATTTTAACATTGCTCTTATATTCAATATTATATTGAGATTGTAATGGATTGGAACGATCTTTTAATAAATTATCAAAAATAGAACCACTATTTGATAAAATAATCTTACCGTCTCTATAAAATACATTTCCAATATGATAATTCGTTACAAGATCGTTGAAATTATAAATGTAAGCATATCCTTTTATATTATCATAAATGGAATTATCTAATAATGAAGATGTAAGTTGTTCCGGATTATAAATGAATGTAGGAGATCCAATTATAGTTGTCGTGTTTTCTTTATCATAAATTGCACTACTATAACCAAAATTTGAATATGGGTATCCATATTCTTTCTTTTTTGTAAATGTAGATTCAATTTGCCATGTCGATGATGTTAATTGATTGTAAATTACAAATTGTCCTAAAGTGTCAATTACAGAATCATTTGGATTACAATCGTATCGTTTAAATAATGTATTAAATATATAATTTGTACAATATGTTCGTATATCTCTAACACTAGTTGCAATAGCTTTATTATTATAAATCCCTACGGAAAATCCTAAATTATTTGATTCTAAAATATTTTCATTGCCAAATGATTTATCCAACAAAAACCAATCAGTTGCATCTGAACATTTTTTCCAAAAATAAACAGATCCTCTATTTCTTAAAACTGTGGAACCACTCCATTCATAATAATACATATCATTAGGTGATCCAATTATAATCGTGTCGCCATATATGGATACTGAATTACCATAATTACTTCCACTAGGTTGACTTCCTAGAAAATATGGTTTTGTATTAATGAAATTTAATGATCCAGTAATAGTTCTATCTTGATCCAGTGTATCGTTAAGTCCCCATTGATATGTAGATGTATTTAACTCGTATACATAAACGGCACTTCCAGTTGATTTGTTGCCAACCACTATTCTATTAGATCCACTAGGATCAATTTTTACAACACCACCGAAATAACCATTACTTACAAATCCATTCAATGTTTGATAATGTAAATAATTACCATTAAATGATTGTGTATAAATATATGTCGCACCAATATTTGAATTTACATTGCTAGATCCAACAACTAAAATTGATGTATTTAATAAACTGGAGTATACGATTGATACTGATTCTCCAAATGTAGAATTTGTATATGTAGCATCAAATGAATTCGTAATACTGTACAATGGATATTTATTACTTGAACTATTATAAGTTTCTATATCATATATATCCACACATGAACCTGTTGATATAGTTGAAGTGGACGATACTGAATAATAAAAAAATGGACATCCTACAACAACAATTGATGATGATAGTGCAACTGATACACCATAAGAATCACCATAATAATATAGATTATCGGTTAAATCTAACTCAAAATTCAAACCATTTACATTGGAAGATGTATCCGCATTTAATATTATTGTATCTAAACTGGAACTGTCAATTAATAAGAAAGAATTGACATCAGACAAAGGTATATACTTTTTGATTGTAAATTGTGTTTCATATTCATCAGTAATAGATGAATATTTTGAAATATCAACAAATCCTCTTTGACAGTAATCGCTCATTCAATATAAATATTCGGTTTTATGATTATTAACACTTAAATTTATTAAGTGTTATCTAAAGTTTTCTTGAATTTGTGCATTGATTGACCTATTACTTGATGCATGTCTAGATATTTATAACAAGCAAGTCTACCACCCAATATTATATTTTCATATGTTTTTTCAAATTCAGTTAAGTATATATCATACAATATATTGTTTTTTACATTATTTATAGGATAATATTTTTCCGAACTTTTATCTAACGTTTTAGGAAATTCTTTAGTGATTACTGTAGAATTATTATCTAATATTTTTTCAAAATGTTTATGTTCTATGATACGAGTAAATGGAACATTTTCATCTGTATAATTAATAATAGCGTTTCCTTGAAAATTGTTAACTTTTATAATTTCATGTTCAAATTTTAAACTCCGATATTCCAACTCCCCAAATTTATAAAAAAATAATTCATCTAATGAACCAGCATATATTATTTTATGTGATTTACTAATCCAATATTTAATATCTTTTAAAAAATCTACATTTAATTCAATTGGTATATCATTTACCATATTATTAATCATTTTAGTATACCCACCTATTGGAATGCCTTGGTATGTATCGTTAAAATAATTATCGTCAAATGTTAAACGAATAGGTAATCGTTTTATAATATCCGTAGGCAATAATTTTGGATCACAACCCCATTGTTTTTTTGTATATCCATAAATAAATGTTTTGTAAATTTCTTCTCCTACTTGGGATAAAATCCATTCCTCAAGATTAGATGGATTTTCTATATGAATTTTTACTTCGTTTAATTTTTTTTGTGCGTCTATTGGATTATCACAACCCCATAATTGATATAAAGTAAATAAATTTAATGGAAAAGAATATAAATTATTATTATATTTTACTTTTGGTCTATTAACATAATTGTTAAAAACTGCAAATTGATTAACATAGTCCCAAATTTCTTTGTTAGATGTATGAAATATATGAGGACCATATTTATGTACATTTATACCTTCTATGTTTTCAGTATAACAGTTTCCAGCAATATGTTTTCTTTTTTCAATAATAAGACATCTTTTACCTGCTGATTTAGCTAAGTTTGCAAATGTAGCGCCAAATAAGCCAGCACCAACTATTAAATAATCATATTTTTCACAGTTCATTAATTATATATTATGGATTAATGTAGAATTTTCATATACATTTATATTAATTGTGTTTATCAATTTATACCTTAAAACAATCATGTTCTTACAAAATGATAATCGGCATCCGGACCATTTCCACAGAAGTATTTGTACGGATTGTCTACCAAAGTGAATCCCAATGATTGTATAAATGGTATAGAATCGTTCACTTGTTTAGCTCCAATATTATATTCTACATGTTGCAATTCGACGATTAAATGATTTACTGTTTTAAGTGTATTTTCCATACCCATCAAAATGTCCAATTCAGCACCTTGAACGTCAATCTTTACAAAATCCGGATGTAAAAATCCTTTTTCTTTGACTGCACTATCAATTGATCGTGTTTTTCTTTTCTTGCCGGATAAATCACTATAAATCTTTTCGGCTGCAGGTGAATATTTTACATTTTCACGATAATACGAATTTCCACCCAAACATACGGGATCTTCATAAAATGTCACTTCTTTATTGTCGGTATCACTAAACACCCCCAAATCATAGTCTATGTTAAATTCTTTATAGAATTCTTCAACTTCTAAAACTGCTTCAAATGCATAATATTTTGCATTTGGCCAAACTTTTTTTGCTTCTTTGGTCCAATGTAAAGCTGCTGACCCAATATCATAAATCACAGTTGGAATATAATTAATTTTATGTAAATAATCGATATGAGGTTTTGGAATGCTAATATCGTTATGAAGTCTGCGATAATAATCTGTAATATTAGACATTTGTTAAATTGTTTATGAATGTTTCCCACATAGATCCCACATTATCAATGCCGAATCTACCTAATATATAGGTAGATCCATCCGATTTCACTTTGTTCTTTAATATAGAATCATGTTCTAGTTTTTTGACCACTTCAACAATCTTTTCGGGCGTATTAAATATACCAACTTCATCTCGACTCAATGGTTCCGAATTCATCTTATCAAAATTAGCACCATTAGGAGCATCAGCCCAAGCACAATATTCTCCAAAATATTCAGGCAAAGCACCAAGTGGATATGTAACGACTGTTGTTCCTAATGCAATCGCTTCTGCTACAACACATGAAAATGTATCTTTGTGAACATCTTTATAAGGGGTGTATAGTGGATATAAGAAATATTCACTTTCAGCAATATGTTTAAACAAAGTAAATTTGTCAACACCATTGTGTAAATTAAACCACAAATCATTGTGTGCGTGTATACTCATCAAATAATCAAATGCGTGAAACTGTGAATCTGAATAACCAAGTTGTCGAACCGCATCTACTGCAACATTGCCTCCTCTAGCCCAGGCAGCATGAAAGATAAACTTGTGTTTTTTCTTAACAATATTCTTTGACAAAGTTTCACGAATAATATCTTCAACAACCGGATTTGGAATTAATGTGCTAGTCAATCGGTTTGTAAATTGTTTTGCTCTTTCAACAACCGACGAAGTCATTTTCTTTTCCCAATCTGATATGTGAACAAAACCCATCGATAAATTGTTGTCTTTACAATACTGACCAATTTCGTCAATACCATAAATCCACTGCATGTGTGACCAATATATTACAGATTTGGTGACCTTTATTGGCAATTTTTTGTAATCATGATACCACAACATATTGACCAAAATATCAAACTCTTTGTTTTCTATTCCATCAAAAGACATGTTACAATATTTGACTCCACGAATTTCTTTTCCGGAAATAAATTCTACACCTTGAGATAACAGTTTTTGTTCTATGGGTTTTTCTAACATTTCGCTTGCAAAAACAACATCATGTCCTCTGCTTGCCAAATATTCAGCAACCAAAATTGTGCTGGTATCAGTTCCACTAGCACCACATCCACCATAACGAATTGTATCTCCGTTTAAATAGTTACTACGTCTACTGTTGCCTATGACTATAAATAATATTCTCATTATAATTGTTTTTCATATCGAGGACTCCATTGTTTTTCTTCATCAAATAAAAACATTACGATTTTATTTGGTTTATCCGTAGTCTCTAAATTAACACTATATTTTCCATTTTCTAAGTTAACATATTGCGGTTCGTTTTCAATTGTGAAATCCTTCCTAAGTAATTCTTCACCACTTTTATTTTGTACTGCAAATGTTAAGAATTTTGGTTTTTTAAAATCTAAAACTTTAAAGAACTCTAAATCCCAATTACAAACTAAATCAAATTTTGTTTTAATAAATTGATTTTCCCAATCTGTTGGATTAGGCGCATCTTTTACTTTAAGTGTATAATCTTGAATTCTACATTTTTTGAAATCAAATCCAAACGCCACTTCATAGTCACGAAGTGTTCGTTCAGTTCCCAAACCATATATCCCGAATGGAATATTATGGTTTTCTTGACCAAACAACTGTCTTACCAAATTACGGGATATCACATCACGTTCACCACTAGTCACCTTAATTTGTTCTGTCTTATGTCCATGATCTTCCCAATGTTTAACACGATAGTTTCTGGTATATTCGTGCCACATAATCATTCTGTATGGCGAAAAGAAATCATATCCGTGACTATAAGCACGAAGACTCATCGATGTCTCTTCTGTATATCCACCAAAATAAACTCTAGGATCATATTGAACTTCTTCACAAAACTTTCCTTGTGTAAAAATAAAATGTCCGGATAGTGTTCTAGCACGAATTACTTTAGTTCTTGATTTATAGTCTTGAATAAACCAAGGCATACTCATCAATAATTTGTCATGTGAAAATTCATATTGACTCATCAAACAAGGAGTTGGATTCCATATAGAATAATCGTCTTTAGGATTAAATGGAGTGCAATATGTTGTTATAATTGGTTTCTTGCTGAATTCCAATGATTGATTGTAATCATCTATACACATCATATCCCAATCTTGAACAAACCTATGATGTGAATCAATCTGTAATGTATAAAATTCATCTTTCCAAAATTTTTGTGTTATGTTTCTTGCCCAACCCAAACCTTCACTCTTATGATATGCAACATCCATTACCCTAAATCTAGGATCATTGGTAAATTCTTCCAATGACTCAGTTTCATCTCTTTGCCAACATATTCCAAATGTCAAATTTTCAGGATATTTGGCTTTTGCAATTAAATCTCTAATTGTAGGCACTAGTTCTGGATCTCTATAACTTGCAATTTGTACAAATATTTTAGACATATGTATTATATATCAAATTATAATGATAAATATTTTTTATATATATTCAATCATATATTACGAATCTATTAAATTATATACGAACGGATTACCCGTAGTTAATCCTTTTGTATTATCAGCTAAGTATTGAGATTTAATTACACTAGCTAATGTCTCCAATGGTACACTTCTATCAGTTGAATTAACATTTAATGGACTAGCACATTCAAATTCTCCTGGTGGGTCAACAAACACTTCGTCATATTTATTTCTAGTAGTAATTGTTACATCAGTGGTGTTACCCAAATAAATATCGTTAATACAATTATCTCTAAATGTTTCAGTGATTGATACATCACCTATATCGTATGTTGTTAAAAATGTGGTCGTTGGATATGTTAATTCGGCAGTTGAAGTCATATATCCACCATCAACAAAACTATAATATCCAACAATTTGATTTACGACATTTGATTGATTACATCTACTTCCATTACTAAATGTAAATGATAGGTAATAATATGGTCCTGGTGGTGCCGGCGTTGGAGTAGGTGTTGCGGTTGGTACTGGTGTTGCGGTTGGTGCTGGTGTTGCGGTTGGTACTGGTGTTGCGGTTGGTACTGG